GGCCGAGGTAAGATTTACGGACCCAGTGGAGGTAAGGGTAGGATCAATCCGATACACACCTGGCAGGTAAGCACCTTCCAAGATGTTCAGGCTGTTGTTGCCATGCTGTGGACGTTTCTTGGTCCAGTTAAGCGTGATCAACTTAGGCCCGTATTCCAGAACATGCATTTCACCCCACCTGTGTGGCATGCTGGTGAATCGCTGAAGGGCAAGAAATGCCGACGCGGGCATGACCAAGAGAAGCACCGAACCCAGTACGGGCAGTGCCGTGAGTGTATGAAGATATCCGATAGAAAGCGCCGATAGCATTGTGCATCACCCAGTCGGGTAGGCGGCCGAGTTCGGCAGCACCCTGTGGCACATCATCTTCAGTGAAATGTTGTTGAGGAGAATGGCCGGGCAGAAGGTAACGTTCGCGGACAGAATCTGTACCCGGTCACCCGCGTGCAGCAGCCCCTCCCAGACCAGGCTGGTGTACCCGTTGGACTGCATGACGTTGGACGGGAAGGTGTAGAACGAGAAGGGATCGTCACCGATCACGTCAGACCAATTCCAGTAGTCAACGTGAATCCAGTCACCGTTAACGTAAAGGAAGTTCATGTTCAGCCCGGTGAAACGATCACCTTGCTGGTTCCACCGCTGCGCACCGAACACGCTCCAGTATCCGTTGCAGGGAATGGTGATGTCCTGTCCGTTGTACATGCTGTACGGGTCGTCCACGATGTGATAGGTGTTGAACTTCTGCACGCCAGCGGCCAGCCAGTAGTTCACCCCCGTCAGGTAGGTGTAGGGCAGCAGGTTGTTGTTCATCGCATCGGAGATGCGCGCGTCCACCGTAGCGTAGGTGACCTGGCTCGGTCCGGTGTAGGGGATGTTCGGGCCACCGGGGTTGACCGCCTGGTTGGTGTTGTCCAGGGGCTGGGCGTACAGCGAGGACGGGCCGCCGACCGGGGGGTCCTTCTCAATCTGCGGGTTGGTGCCGAGCGTAGTCTCCACGGCCACGATCTCGTTGGCTAGGGTATTGGGGTCGTTGGCCCAGACGATATCCTCGCAGTTGATGCGGGGTACCCAGGAGATGATGCCGGTGGGGAAGATGCTAGTTGCCATTGGCTACATCCCGCCGTTTACGGTGACGAAGAAGGAGCCTGGGATAGGTACCTCTGACTGGCGAAATTGAATGGCGTTGGTCCCAGTCTGCACGATGTCCTCACGGGTGAATACAGGTATTACTACGTATGCCACGCCAGCTACTGCCATTATGGCCTCATATATAGAGGATACTTGCAGAAGCTGGCCAAAGGCTACATTGGGCGGGGAAAGGAGCGCGTTCAGGGCTGAGTTCACGCTGTTCAGGGTGTTCTGCGCCGAGTAGTTGGAGAGCACCTCTAGCTGAATGTTGTTGGCTGTCGAGCCCACGTCCACCATGATCAGGTTAGGCAGCGGGGTGGTCAGGGTAACCCCGGCCAGCAGGCGCTGCGGCGGGCCGATGAAGTAGTCCTGGACGTTGTTGAGCAGCCCGGTGGTGGGCATGCTGCCCCCCGGCCCGAGGACGTACAGGCTGACCGAGGTGGAATGGTTGGCCACGGCGTTGGCCATGGTCACGCCCTGCACGGCCAGGGCCAGCGAGGCGAAGTCGTTCAGGCTGACCGCGCGCTGCTGGGTGGCGAACTGCTCGGGTGCGTTGCCCCGGATGGAGTTGTTCGACTCCGGGTCCGCCCCGCCTGACATTATGGAAGACTGTGCTATCCCGCTGATGACCTGGATGGAGACACCCGGCACGTCATTGAGGAAAAGGGTGACCGCGCCAGCGGCTATGTTCCCGGCCGAGCCGACGATGACGATGTAAGTGCTGGTGATCTGCGCGCCTAGTGGCGGGATCAGGCCGTTGATGCCGTCCCCGAAGGTGATGGTAGTCACGCCATTCTGGTTCACCGATGCTGTGTACACCATGTCATTCGGTCCGTTGTCCACGAAGTTCAGTACCTGGGTCCAGGTCAGGATGCCCTGTGACGACTGGACATAGACGAGGGTGGACTGGTCCTGGATGCCCAGGCTGGCGAGCTGGAACTGCTGCCCGGACGCTCCGCCAGAGGTGCCGACGATCTCACCGTAGATCCACTGGCCCTGGTTGACGGGTACCGTAATGGTGCCTCCGTCCTCGGGTACTGTCACCTCTTCCGTGGTGTAGAAGAGGACGGGCGTGTCCAGCGCGCTGTTGAAGTTGGACTGGAGCTGAGACAAGGACGGCACGATGACGGCCGGGGAGGTGGCACTGGTGGTGAAGGTGACCGTGCCCGATGACGGCGAGCCATTGTGCGGTACGTAGCCGAGCAGTCCGGCGATGTTGAGCAGGCTCAGTCGCTGCGTAGCCGTGTTGATGTACGCCTCTTGAGCTACGCGGTCGATGTAGTAGCTCATGATGTCGCCCATATAGGCGAACAGCTCCAGCAGCATGACCCCGAAGTCACCCTCGGATGACATGTTCCAGTCGGGCATGGCCTGCTGGGCGTAGATGATCAGGGACTGGGCAATACCCGTGTAGTCACGACTGGTGTAGTCAATGGAGGTGGGGATTTGCAGGACGGGTGACGGGAATGGTACTGGCTGCGAAGTTGTCGTCATCGGGTAGTACCATTTTCAACCACTGCGCCACCTACCATGATGGTCGCATTGACCGTTCCGGAGGCAGCAGAACTCTGAATTGCCGTTGGTGTCCAGTCTATGTTAATTACGCCCCCGTCTTGGCCTGTGCCAGCCGGTGGCCCGACCGAAATGCCCGCCACGTTGACGTTGGGCTCCCAGGTGGCCACGGCTGCCTGTACCTGGATTTGCAACGTCGGGTCGATCTCGGAGGTGAGGTAGGCACCGAACAGGTCATTGGCCAGTGGTACGCCGTAGGTGGGCATCATGACGCGCTCACCGGGATTGGTGGACACCAGGGCCTGGAGGTGCTGCGTCACCTGGAGGTTGGGGTTGGTAGTGGTGGCTATGCTGCCATTAGCGGCCAGCCCGAAGGGGAGAATGCATTCGACGCTCATGGACCGGTCCTTTCGATCTGACGGTTGGTGCGGCTGATAGTGGGCGAGCCAGTGGTGCCCCCCCAATACACCTGAAAGGCGAAGATGAGAGGGGTGGTCAGGTTCATCGCCACCGTGCCAGGTGAAGCTGGTGAAATGGTTCCGGATGTCGATGAGCCAGCGGCGGCCGAGCTAACGGATGCCTGGTTGTTCGTGAGTATGAACCGGAACCGGGGCAGTACCGTCCCGGTAGCACCAGTCGTGGCGCAAATGATCTCGCATTCGATCTCCCAGTTGAAGGTGTCACCACTTGTTATCGCAGCACCTGCGATGCCACAGGTAATGAGCTGAGTGTCGGTGTTGGTCTCCTGAATTTTGAAGGTCAATGGCTCAGCGGTACCCCAGGTACCATAGCCGAATGATTTCATCAGGTACCTGGTGCCTACCGACCAGGATGATACCGGTACCGACAATGTGTACATGTTGGTGGCGCTCGTTGCCGTGATGGTGGTGGTACCAATACCAATAGCGGCTGTGCCATGGCAGTAGTAGAAGTTGTTGTCTGCCGGGATGAACCCGGCTGCCTGATTGAACACGGCTAGTGGCTCACTGACGGCCGGGGGGGTATTCGCAGCGGCGGACAGGTTGTCATACAGGGTGAGCGAGGACGCGATGGCCGCGCCGCTGCTCTGCCCTGAGGTAATAGTAAGGTCCACACCGGCTGCTGCGGTGCCGCCCATCATAATGGATGCAGCCGTATTCGCGGGGCTGGTAGCGAACTGGAAATCACAGGACGACTCGAAGGTGGGCACGCCTTCAAAGGTGGCTGCGCCTTCAAAGGTGGCTGCGCCTTCAAAGATGGACGTGGAGGTTACCGTCAGGGTCTCGGTGATGACGCTGGTAACGTCCAGGTTTTCGGTGCCGACGCCGGGCACCGAGTACATCGGGATGTTCGGGTTACCACCCAGGAAACTGACGTAGACCTGGGTATTCAGGGCGGGCACGTTCGCAGAGTAGGCTGCGGGCACTGCCCAGGCGGACAATGTCGTGCCCATCACCTGTGGCACGTAGACCCGCACGCGCCCGGCCCCGGTAGGGTCATCGGTATTGGCGACAATGCCCGCATAGGTAGCGGAGTAAACCGGCTGCTGAGTAGTGCCCACGGTGGTGAGGTAAGAGGAGATCATGTAGACGTGAGCACCGCCTGCCATGCTCCGCTGGCTAGTACCGAGGGGCTGAACTCCGGGCTTACCGTCTGGACATTCGACAGGTTCATGCCACTGGTGCTGTTCCGTACGACTTCAATGGACGTGTAGTACCGGTCGTACTGCGGTATGCCACTGGCTGAGTTGACCATGTTGTGCGTAGTGGAGGTGACCAGCCAGTACCCGGTCGAGCCAGCGGGCAGCGCGCCGCCTTCGAAGTCCACGAGCTTACCAGGGTAGAGTGTGGAGTCACCATAGACCATGGCGCTTGCTCCGGTCATGAACTGGTTCAGGGCGCTCCAGCCATTCACCTGGGCCAGGGCATCAGAGACGTTAAGTGGCTGCACGTCCTGCTTGATGGCTACCCGGTTAGTAACCGGTAAATTGCTGGCAGTCGAGTAGAGCTGCCCGGTCGTAGAGTCAAGAGCGAAGACAGCGCGGTTGGCCTGAATGGCACCGGGGAGGTTAGCTCCTTGCAGGGCCGTGTAGTCACGCAGCGTATCATTGGCTACCAGGCTCTTGTTGGCCAGGAACTGGGGGATGACCTGAGCTGGCCCGGCCAGGGCGGTCGCTGGCTGGATCATGTAGATGGTGGAATTGGATGCCCAGAACCGGAAGCCGTACTTGTTCGCCAGGTACTTAAGGAACTCGAAGTCACTCATGTTGTTCTGCACTTCGTTACCGAAGACGTAGCCATTGGGCGTAGTCACGGCGCGGAAGCCATACTTCTGGGCGATGAACTTGGCCACGTAGGTGACCGATACATCGGACCACTGCATATTGCCCTGGCTGTTCATCACCATGGAGGTGCCGATGCAGGCGTAGGTCATCTGAACGGTGTTGGTGCCGCTGTCGGAGTTGTTGGTACTCTCGGAGTGGTTCAGGTAACCGTACCAGGTGTTCAGGTTAGGCTGTCGTCCCCAGACAATGGAGATGGGGGTGTTCACCGCCCAGGTACCGATGGTGCTAGCGGTGGCCATGGACCCGAGCGGCCATTCAATGCGCAGGAAGAACAGGTCGTGGTTGCCCCAGCTCTGGTGCAGGTTAGCGTCCAGGATCATGTTCTGCCCGAACGGCACGCCATTGACCGAGACGGAGTAGACTACGGGACCGACACCAACGGTCGCTGATACGCTCATGCCTTTAGTCCCAAGTACTCCATAACCATAGGCAATAAGGCTTGCTTACGTTCTATATGCATAATAATCAAGCCTGATTCGGTATCCGTATTAGGGTGCCAGCGGTCAGGTCTCCCGAGCCGTTGCCTACTGCCCCTCCGGGGCTGGGGTGATGCCAGTCCATGATTTCCGGGTTGGCGTCAGCGATCCGCCACCATAACGTGGCGCTGCCATAGTAGGCATAGGCCAGTGAGTCAAGCCGGTCGTAGTTGGTCACCTGATGGTAGGTGAAGGTGATCGTGTAGTTGTGCTGCGTACCGGGCACAATGACCTGGACGGAGTCACCGTCAAGGTCTTGCGCCATTATGACGTTGCTTGTCTCGTACCTGGAACCTGGGGCAATCATCGGCCTGCGATACCTCCGGTCGTAGTGAAGGGAGCAACCGGAGTCGTGCCGGTGGGCGTGGGAGCGGGACCACCCTGAGCTGCACCCGCCGCTACCAGGCTGGCGATGCCCGTTGAATTGGTGGACTTCTGGGTCAGGTACTGTGGCAGCAGCGTGAATGACACGTCAATAACGCACCGCATCGGGATCATTGACTGGGTAAAGTGGGTGTTGCCGGTCCAGAAGGTACCGCCGTTGCGACGAGCCAGCCATGTATTGGTGTCTGTCTTCGGGCACCATACTGTTCCGGTGTAATGCTCATGCGTTTCCTTCATGTTCTCCAGTGTGGTCACTGCCCGGTTGTAGACCGTGACATCGTGAACTGAGGTGCCCTTGTGCGGCTTCGCGCAAGTGCGCTTGCCCAGCATCGCAGCGAGCATCTGGAAACCGTCAATGCGTCCCTGATCTTTCTGTGTAAACCGGGTAGAGGTGACTGAACGATTCCCGTCTCCATCCAGCAGCGTGTCATACAGCAGCGATGCCTGATAGACCGTAAGCATATTCAGAAATTCAGGAGTAAGCTGCTTGTCCGGTGCGGTAGCACGAATCAAGTTGCCGATACCCTTGCCGAAGTAAAAGACAGACATAGGCCCATCCTTATATTCGGAAGTGGTCGCACCTTGATCTGCGAAGTACTTAGCCAGGAGGCGAATACGCTCAGCCTTCTCGGGATTGGCCGACCAGCTTTGTCCCACTCGTACACTAAGCGTAGAGTCTTTGGCATAGGTGCCTTCCGTAATTACCCAGCCAATCAGTTCCACAAATTCATCAGTGAATATCTGATGACTCAGGAAGCACTGCGGCGTGCCACCGCCCGTGACGAATTGCTTACGCGAACCGGATAGCTCCCTGGTCAGGCCAAATTCGCCCGAAGGCAGCAGCCAACGATGGTTAGGCGTGGACAGTACATCAAATCCATGCGAGTTCTGCCAGTGAACAATGTCCTTGTCGTAGTCAAATCGGTGAATAGAGTTGACCGTCTGCCACTCAATGGCCTGAGTTACCGGATCAATACCAAGGCACTCATCGTCAGTAGTCAAATCCGTGTGATTAAGCCAGCCGCGCTTAGTGAGGATCTCAGTGTCCTCGGACAGGCAGTACTGGACATCCCACGAGTCGATGTAGCCGTAATAGGCGATGCCCTTTCCGGGCTTGCCGAAGAACACGTAGCACAAGGTCAACTGCATCAGGCCCTGGGCCACGTTCTGCTTGGCGAGCTGCGGAGGGGTCAGGTTCTTGACATTTTGCGTGTACGTGGTGGACCCGCCCGCCGCTGCTACGGGCGTGGACGCAGCAGGCGTGGCGGCCTTGGTCGCGACCGGCTGGGCGCCGGTAGGAGTCGGCGGCGGGTTAGACTTAGCACCATATTTCCCCAGGATGATGCTCGTGCCCTTACTCGCACTGGTACTCTTACTCGCACTGGCACTGCCACTGCCACTGGCACTGCTAGGCGCGGACCCGGTCAGTGCGGCCGCGTTGCCCTGATAGATAGCCGCGAACATGCCGGTGAACTGCATCATGGCGGCCACGTCCAGCCACACACCGAAGTCTTTCATGTCCGCGTTGGAGCTGGAGCTGTTCAGCTCGTAGGTGCGGTCGAACATCAGCGAAAAGGACACCTGCTGCTGGATGGGCACTAGCGGCTGGGCCTGGCCTGAGGTGGATAGCGGATACATCAGCGCGGTCTGCGCGGTCGAGTCAGTCATCTGATAACTGGCCGAGACGGTGGACGGGTTGAACAAGAAGTTGACCACGGCGGGCTTGCTGCCACTGACCGCCGCGCCGGTACCCTTGGCGTCCCCGTACCCAGCGGGCCAGCCGTTGGAGACATCCCACTGCATAAAGCCACGCTGGATGTTGTTGCCGCCGCCGATATTCTGGCTGCCATTATTACCCGAAGGACCGGAGCCGGTGACATTACTGTTGGCAGCGAATGGCTTGGTGAGTGACTGAATCCGCGAGTCGAACCCTGGCTGCACCCACACCGGGATTTTCTGGTTACCAGAGTACTGCCCACTGCCACTAGAGGGGGCCGGGGAGGCAGAAGCAGGAGTAGCCCCTTTACCACCGGTAGCAGCCGGATCAGTGGTGTTGGTAGGAGCAGGAGTAGCAGCAGCAGCAGGAGTAGCACCAGGGTTCTGGGCAATGGGTAGGGTCAGGGCCGCCCAAAGAGCAATGAAGAGTGCCTTTATGGTGAAGAACATTACATTCCTTGCTTCTGAAGTGCCTCTACGATGCACGATGCGATGTATTTGCCAGCCTGTTGCGTATTGGTCATGCCAGTCGGTACGGTAACCTGTATGGCCCCTTGTTTCAATGTTATGCTCGTCTTGCCCTGACTTGAGCCCCCGCCCGAGAACATAGCGTTGAGAGTACTGGGCACGATCCGCTCGGTAGCGGCGATGGTGAATGGAGCCTGAGGTGAGCGGGTAATGGCATTCTTACCGGTGGTACCACCCTCGTCAGCCATCCTGGTCATCGGCTGGGCAGTCTTCTTGACCTGAGTCAGGACATTAACTGATGCTGACTGGAGCTTCTTCTTCACATAAGGTGAGGTACCAACAATGTAACCCTTTCCCTCGTTAGGGTCCGGCCCCCCGCCCGGCTTGGGCACCCGGATATGACCGCCACCAGCCAGGGCGTTGTACACCGTCTGCGCTGCGGCCAGGCGCTCATCCGAGCCGGGATCAGCCGGACCCTCGAACGCGCTCCAGTCGGTCAGGGCCTGCTGGAGACTCGAAGCGGATTTCAGGTCGGCCAGGCTCTGTCCGCCTCGTGAT